AATATGTCGATGTACAAACAGGCGAAGAAACAATTACCGAGCGTGAAGAAACGACTGAAGAACAATCTTTGCGGTTAGATTTTGTAGCAACTCAAACAGAAGCCGAAGCAAAGGCTGTGGCTCGCACACAAATCCTTGATCGCCTCGGACTTACAGCCGAAGAAGCATCTATCCTTCTCGGATAATGACTGCTCGACTAAGTAAAGCTGCAATCCAATTAAGGGAACAGTTTGATGATGCCTACAGCGATCGTGACAAGACATCAGATGGTTGGGTCGGTAATTCCAGACATGCTTCTCGTAAGTCTGATCACAATCCAGATGAGCAAGGCTGGGTTCGTGCTATCGACATCGATCGTGACTTATCAGGAAAAGCCAAGCCGGATGTCATGCCCGATCTTATTGATCAGATTCGTACCTTATGTAAAAAAGGATCCGAAAAGCGTATTGCTTACATTATTTTTGACGGGCAAATCTGCTCCCCTATTCTTAGGTGGAAGTGGCGCAAGTACACAGGGGCTAACAAACACAATCACCATGTGCATTTTAGCTTTAAGAAAGAAGCTGACTTACGCGGTGAATTTTATCAAATACCTATGTTAGGCGGAGAACTATGAATCTAAAGAATCCAGCAATCCTTGCAGCAGGGGCATTTTTAGCAGCATGGTCAGCAACTAATTTCGATCTTGACTACAGAGCAATACTGTGGTCAGTATTATCAGGCGTGTTCGGTTATGCCACACCTAAAAGATAATGACTGCGGAGGACATGGCGGTTCTTGCTGTTGCTGCTACGACCGTTATTGGTTCATTTATTGGATCGGTGCGTTGGCTAGTAAAGCATTACCTTCAAGAATTAAAGCCAAATAGCGGCAGCTCTATGCGCGACCAGATTAACTTACTGGAAGCGCGTGTCGAAACCATATTACGCATCCTAGAGAAGTGACAATTATCTCATGGCAAGAAAAGAAACTAAGGCGCTAGAAGATCAAGGCTACTCAAGACTCGATGCCTATTGCATTGGGTTGCATGAGTATTGGAAGTCTTTGCGTAAGGCTGGCTTTCCAGAGTCTATAGCTCTATTCCTCATCACAGAACCACAGGCGTACCCTGCATGGATCTTGCCTACTCCAGTCGAGCCAGAAAGGTTCGGCGATTACGAAGATGAGGAAGATGACTAAAAAACGCTATCTAGTGATCTCGGATCTACAGATCCCATTTCATCATGAGAAGGCAGTTAAGAATTTAATTAAGTTAGTAAATAAAGAGAAGTTTGATCTAGTACTAAATACAGGCGATGAGCTTGATATGCAATCTCAATCTAAGTGGGCTAAAGGTACACATCTAGAGTACGAAGGGCAATTAGATGCCGATAGAACTCTGGCTCAAAACATCCTCTGGGATCTCAGGACTACCGACATCACTCGATCCAACCATACCGATCGTCTTTACCACACTCTCGTTAGAGGCGCTCCTAGCCTCATCGGACTTCCAGAACTCGACTACTCCCGTTTTATGGGCTTCTCTGACATGGGGATACGCTTTCACAAAAAGCCATTTGAGTTCCACGCAGGATGGGTCTTAGTGCATGGCGATGAAGGATCAATGAACTCTAACGCAGGACTTACAGCTCTAGGCTTAGCAAAAAAATTTGGTAAATCTGTAGTTTGTGGACACACCCACAGAGCAGGTATATCAGCCTTTACAGAGGGTCTAGGAGGCCGATACAGGACTTTGTGGGGCGTAGAGGCAGGGAATGTCATGGACAAGGTAAAAGCCTCTTATTTGAAGGCTGGGGCTGCTAACTGGCAGATGAGCGTAGCGATTATTGAGACACATGGAAACAGGGTTAGCCCCATGTTAGTGCCAATCAATAAAGATGGGTCATTTACTGTGTACGGCAAACTCTATGCATGATGCAGAATCGTTACCGTTTCGTTATCAAATGTAGCACAATTAGTCTGAAGGCTGTGCAACACTAAGCCTGTCACCAGCCGAGGGCGCTGGGGGCGATAGGAGCAAAAATGTCAGATACATGGTTTTTCTTTATCTTCCTGATTGTCATTCCTTTTGCAGTTGGAATACTTTACACGGCACTTACAGCTGAAAAGTATTACTGCTTATATTGCAGCTTTGACATGACCAATACCGGTGTGTGTGTAGATTGCAATGAGTATAAAAGCGCGGTTACTTTAGAGCATTTTATTGAAATGAATGGCTACCATCCAAAAACAGGAGCTATCAAATAATGATAATTTCTATGGTTTTAATTGTGCTTGGCATGACTCTAGTTTCCTTTAATGCTTACAGAGTTGGAAAACAGCGCGGTATCCGAGAGGGTTATCACAGGGGTCGAGCTGTTAATCGTCAAGAATTTTGGGCAGAATGATAGCCCGTGACATCCTACTCAACGCCACAGACACAATCTCTGATCGTGGCCTTTCATACGGTCATCCAGCAGATAACCTGCAACACACAGCAATGCTGCTTAGTGCATATCTACAAACACCAATACATGACTATCAGGTGGCAGGGATCATGGTACTCGTTAAACTTGCAAGAACTAATCAAACAGCCCAGCACCTTGATAACTGGGTAGATTTGTGTAGTTATGGTGCGCTAGGTGGACAATTAGCAACAGAGGAGAACGGACTATATGTTTAATTTAGCGGACTATGAACCGGTGGAGGTAAGACTTGAGAAATTTATTGCAGATCACAAAGATTTCCGCATTTCAACTGAATTGGAAGTTGTGGATGCGAATCGATACATTGTTAAGGCATATCTGTATAAAAATGCTACAGACACAGTCGCATGGGCTACTGGCCTCGCGGAGGAAACGGTTACTAGCAGAGGTGTCAATCAGACTTCTGCATTGGAGAATTGTGAAACTTCGGCGATCGGCAGAGCGCTTGCAAATGCGGGTTATGCAGCTAAGGGAAAGCGCCCTAGCCGCGAAGAAATGACAAAGGTAGTCAAGGCTCCAGCAGCTAAGGTCGAAAAAGATTACTGGACTACACCTTTCGGTGAACAAGATGAAATGATTAAGCAAGTGCCAGCACCAGTAACTATAGATGCAGCTGTCAATACGGTTGCAGATATCTTGGGTACTACATTGGTTTTACCCAGTTGTAAGCATGGTGATTATGAGTTCAAGACAGGCAACAAAAACGGGCGCGAATGGGGTGGATACTTCTGCCGACACATGGGTGTAGGTGGGGCAGAGCCTAAGTGTCCAACAATATGGGCAGAGGTTACACCTAATGGCACATGGCAACCTAAGAAAGCGAGATACTAATGGGCTACATCGAGATACATAATGCAGATGGACTGGGCGGATGGGTAAACTTTGATGACATCCCATTCATTGAAATTATTAACTGCCAACTATGCAACGAGCCAACAGAGGCGAAGAACATTGTGGCTAACATTGAGATTAAAGATCACCAGCCATCAGTAGGGGCTTGGCAGTGTCGCAAATGTCATGCGGTAAATGGCTAACTCAAGACGAGCTAGAGGTTTTCGCACAGAGCGTGTGGTTGCACAGTACCTATCGACTGTCTGGCCTAGCGCGTGTGTGGGAAGGGGTAGTGGCAAGGATATTATCAATGTACCGTTTGATGCGGAAGTCAAAAGTAGAACAGGCTTTCAACCATTAGCGTACATGAAGCAATTAAAAGCTCGAACCGACATATCTGGGGATCTGGGGTTTGGGGTTTTACGGCTTAACGGACAGGGAGAAGATGCTGCTGAGTATTGCGCCATCATTCGTTTAGAGGATCTATTGCCACTACTCATATTAAAATACGGTCACTTAGACAAAGAACCTACAGAGGCGGACATTGACCGATGCTCTGGATGTGGGTCTTATATGATACGGAGATGTTTAACATGCCAGCCTATGACTACAAATGTAACCGATGCAATCTCAATCAAGAGATCAGTCATGGATGGAACAATCGACCAATAGTCTTATGTCAGTATTGCAATGAACCAATGACCAAAGTATTTACGGCTAATCCAATTCACTTTAAGGGCAAAGGATGGGGCAAGGACTAATCGACACGCCGTCTGACCAGCACTTATAGTTAGGAGATTGACATGAATGGTACTCTCAAGGCTAGAGCCCGTCAGGGGCTCAGAGCGAGCCGCTTGCGGATAGCTCGCTCGGTAGCCATCGCTATTGGGATAACTCTATTATCACCAATGGCTGCTGCTAATACAGGATCAATAGATGCTTACAAATACAATCCTAGAGCTTACATCAATGCAACAATGCCTAAGCATGAGGCTAAGTGCATTAAGCTACTCATTAGTAAAGAGTCTGCTTGGAATCATAAAGCAGTAGGTAATCTATCTGGTACTAATAAAGTCTATGGATTATTACAGATGAAGAACCCCATAGTTAAAGACATGAACCCTATGCAACAGATACAGTTACACATGAGATACTTCGATAGAAGATATGATGGGTCTGCCTGTAAAGCATGGCAACACTTTAAGGATAAGGGATGGCATTAGACAAGCTCAACAGTAGGAAGTATAGGGCTCACAAAGAGCGTGTGTTTGATCGTGATGGTCGTACCTGTAGATACTGTGGATCAGATGAGGAACCATTGCATATTGATCATTACAGCATTTACGCCACCAAGTCAGCATTACCAAGCCATTGACCTTTATACTGGCTCAAATTCGTCAGTC